CATAATATTTGAAATAACCACTTAATATTAAGATGTATACTAAAGTTGTCATCGATAACATCAGCGCGATAGCTTCTAGCAGTCTTTTCACTCATATTCCTTTACTGCTTCCCACTGGTTATGTGTAAAACACCAATTATCTGAATTAATTCTTACTTTATCTGCATAAAAATGACTTGTAGAATCTTGATCTATAATTTCTATATATGAATACGTAGTTGAATCTTCAGAAAGGTTGCCTACTGACCAACCATTTGAGCAACTACCCAACATAGATATAATTAAACTTAATATTATAACTTGCGTTGCTATCTTCATATACAACTTCAAAGTCTCCATTTATTTTCTTTATTATTTTGTTCATCTATCTACAACTATATTTTCAATTAATTTGTGCTGCACAATGTCAATGCGCCCATGACCACTAATATTCTTTTTTCCTTTCTCTTCCAAATAACACTCTTCGGCAGTTTGGAATGAGTCAGTCCTTTTCACTATTTCACCATCAACTAATACAAAGTAATCTTTAGAATTAGGATAAGTAATAGTTATTACGGATTCATCTGCCATTAGAATTTTCTTTACCATATTTGGTTTAGTATTCTTGAAAATAGCTATATCGTGATTTTGAGCGCATTTCCTTACTAGCATTACTTTTCCTTAGCTAATGATTCTCTGAGCATATTGATAAACGCCTCTTTACCAACAGACAATTGGTCAGCAATAAACTGATTACTGTTCTGTTTGTTCTGAATGTCGTTAATATGATTTACCATCATTTTTTGCTCATCAGTCATATCCTCAATGATATATTCTTTATCATCTAAGTTCAATACTGGTTTTTTTTCTTTTTTTGCCACGATTGACTCCTTGTTTGTTATTTACTTTCTAATTCTTTTACTTTTGCAGTTAACTCTTGTACTGCCTTAATTAATGGTGCAATGAATTGCACATAATCAGCACCTAAATATTCGCCTTTATCTGTAATACCAGCAAAATCTTCATTTCCACTTTCTTTTAATACTTCTTTCACTTCTTGTGCAACAATACCATATTTTAATTTTGCTGAATGTTTTTTACTTTTGAGATTGTAGCTAACTGGTCTTAATTCGTTTATAAATGCTAATCCTAAATCAGAATCAGATATATTTTCTTTTAATCTTTTATCTGAAGTGTTAATTGTACCATCAGCATACATTACAGCATCACCATCTTGAGCCATATAAACAGCAGTTACATCTGCATTCCCTAGAGTTACTGAGTTGTCTGCTTGCCCTGTTGCATTATAACCTATTACTGTTTGATTTGTAGGTGTTCCAGAGCTTGGGGTTGATAGCGAACCAATAAAAGTATTATTATCTCCAGAAGTCATATTATTTGTACCAGAAAAAGCACTCATATGACCTATTGCAACATTATCAGTTCCTGTGTTATTTCCTTGCATCGCATTATGACCAATTGCAGTATTATTTCCATGTCCATCTGTATCTGCATTAAATGATTCAAGTGCTTGATAACCTACTGCTGTATTTTTATCACCTATTGTATTTGATTTAAGAGACTCAAACCCAACTGCTGTATTTCTTTCACCTGAAGTCAAGCCTTTAAGAGATTGGTATCCTATGGCAATTTGACCAATACTTGGATTAGTGTCATCAGTTTTATATAATGCTTGATAGCCAATAGCTATATTTCCTGTTACTTGGTTTGTGCCTGAAAGTACTCCACCCCATAAGGCACTACTACCTATTGCTACATTAAAATCTATACTACCACTAGCACCTTCATCTGCTCCTCTCATAGCATTATTACCAATAACAGTGTTATGAGATTCTCCACCATCCATAGCTAGAGCTGTATTTTCTCCCACAATAGTGTTATTACTACCAGCTTGACTTGGAGATGCACTTTTACCAAATATAGTATTATTAGAACCACTATCATTATTACTTAGTGAGATTCGTGAGTTATCATCAAGAACTAATTTAGATGTTGCACTATCTCCTGTGTTAAATGTTAGAGATTGAGATGCATGAGAATAAACGACTGAACCTTTTTGAGTAGTTCCTTCAAAAAATCTAATTACATTTGTTTTATTTGTAGTTGACCTCATATCAATAAAGGCTTCGCCACCAGCAGTAGATTCTATTTTTAAAAAAGCATTATTATTAGATTTAACAAGTGAAAGAGTATCACCATTAACAGTTAAATTATTAGCAAATGTGGCATCAGCAGAACTATCAATAGTTAGCGCAGTAGTTGTTGGAACTTTAAAAGCAATACCATTTGAACCATTTAAAGTAGTCATATTAAATCTACCAGTTCCAGCTTCGTACATTGTGAATCCAGCAGTTCCACTACTGGCTCGTAAAGCAACTATATCACCAGTTCCCCCAACTGTCAAATCAGCGTAGTTTGCAGAGGAACTATTTATCATTACTGCATTAGCAAATGTGGCGACACCTGAATTTAATTGTAATGTACCACTACTACTTGCATCTCCAATTTTAGTAATATTTGAGCTGTCGAATGAAATTATTGCTTTTTCAGCTCCACTTGTATTTAAAAAATTAATACTTTTATTATTTGGAAAAATTGCAGTATTGGCAAATATAGCATCTTGGCTGGAGTCTAAAGTAAGAGCAAGAGTCGTACTGTCTCCAGTTTTAAATTCCATCTTTTGGTCTGAGTGATTATAATTAATCTGACCTCTTTGATTACTTGCCTCATAAAACAATAATCCATTGGTAGTCTCGTTTGCCTGACCAGTTAATTTTATCCTTGCTCCACCACCAGTAGAAGTAAGATTGAGAAAAGCATTACCACTTTTAGAAACAGTTACATCACCAGCAAATGTGGCTGATGTAGAATTTATGGTTAATCTATCTGTTCCAGCGGTCTGTAATTTCAATACTCCTGATGAAGATTCGCAATTAATACTATGTGTATCACCAGCATTAGTAGTTGTTGATGCTGTCATTTTTAAATGTCTTGCATCTGATTCACTTGAACTTGCTCCATTTCCACCAGCCTCAAAGTATGTGCCTGTATCTCCACCTAGTTCGATTTCGAGGCTAGATTGGGGAGAAGCAGTTCCTATACCTACATTACCTGAGTTAGTTATTACAAAATCTGTACCTGAAGCTATATCTGCATTTGTAGATATAGAAAAACTACTAGTAGAAGTAACACCTGAATACCAATCTTCGCCAGTATTTTTATAATGTAAAGCAGTATTACCACCAGTAGTTCTTTCAATTCTAACTTGATTAGCAGAAGAAGATGAAAAATGAGCTAATACTGATGGAGAAGAAGTTCCTATGCCTACTCTATTATCACTAGTAATAACTAAAACATCTTCATAATTAGTACCTACTACATCATCAGCATGACCAAACTTTAAACTTTTTGAATCATCAAACATTCCAATAATATCGCCATTACTAGAATACAAAGTAAAAAATTGTGTTGCTTGATTACTTCCAGTTGTGTCTCTTAATACTAATCCAGCAGTTGCACCTTCTATAGTTACGTTTTGAGCTGGAAAGCTTGATACTGGACTTGCACCTACTCCAAGTGAACCTGAAATTGTTACCTCAGTGTTAGTCGTATCCACAACAAAAACATCTGTTCCATCTGCTTTTTCAACTAAAAAAGCGTTAGTGTCTGTAACTTTAATTGTAGATGTGCCTTGTACTATCTCATCAAAAGATAGTGAACCACCGCCACTTACAGTTAGGTCTCCTGATATAGTTAAATCACCATCTATTGTACCGCCATTACCAAAGTCCTCAGTAATAGATTTTATCATAGAACTCTGCATTTAGCACTCCACCAATCTAACTGCACCAGTAGTTGTACTAGTAGAATTGTAATTAAAATAAATTGTGTTCCCTAGTCCTCTAGGAACTGTAATAAATACCATTGTGTTCTTTGGAATAATTAAGTCATTACTAGCATTCACATTGGTTTCTGCTGCAGCAAAATTAAAATAAATCTCTACTGCACTATAGATACCTAGTGTCCCTGTGTTACTTAATAATGATTTATGGATTGTATTAGCAACATCTGCCGAGCTTCCTGCTGTTCCAGCACTCGCGACTGTCCATTGACCGCCTGTTGTTGCATTAAGTGATTCTTGTACTGAATAGGTATGTAAGTCTGCCATTTTTTCTTCCTCTCTAAGCTATGACAAAGCGTGAGCGAGACCGTCTATGCTTTGTGTTATTTTTTCTTTTTTGTTATTCTTTTAGTAACTTTCTTAACAGATTTTTTTATAGATGCTGCCCTGGAGCTCTTTTTATATGGCTGATGATTGTTTTCACTAATTACCCTTATGTAACTATGCCTTTTTAAATACTCAAGCTTTTCGGGATGTTTTTCAAGTAATTCATCTTCCAATCTTTCCATTCTATTTGTGATTTTATTTAACCAGTATTGCATTTCTTTCTCCATTAAACTAGGGGAGTAAGAGCCAACCCACTCCCCCAGATTCATTTGTCAACCTATGTGTTAATCTACGTTAGTAAATTTAACACCTTTTTTGTTGTCAGAATCGTCAATTAATTTGACTCCGTATAATAAGTCAGAAACAACTTTTGTTCCTAAAGCATCAACAGAATATTCTGATTGAACTCTTACTTCCTGCTGGGAAGCAAATACAGCAGCACTCTTGTGGAAGATTGCTCCAGGTATGGTAGAACTTGTACCAGCAGTTGAAACAGTATTACTCATATATACGTCAATTCCATATAATGAACCAACCATTCCTGATCTTAATCCTCGGTTACCTTCTCCGACTGCATCATTTCTAATAAAATACTGAGCGATACCAGCACTAGGATTTAATATATCTGCAAATAGAGTTGGATTAACAACCATTGCACATTCACCATCCATATAAGGAACATCCGCTTCACCTAATGTTGCAAGAGCTGATTCGAAGACTGCCGCAGTTAATGTATCATCAGCAGATAATGCTTGAGAAGCATTTAAACCGTCTAATTCTGCCCATATATCAGCATCAACCTGACGAGCTAAAGCTTCACCCATCATCCTTGAGTACTTAGAAACAAGATCTGCCTCGGCTTGTATTTGAGCAACATCTTCGAAAAGTTTTGCTACATACTTATGCTTATTGATGGATAATTGAGTTGTAGTTGTTGCAGTTGCATCGTAGGATACATCAGAACCTGCTGATTTATCACTAGCACTGATTAAACTCATTTCTGGAATATTAATTGCGTCTCCATAACCTTTGGAACCAACTAATGCAGAATAATCATCTATCAATCCTCTAAAAACTGTTTTTCTTTCAAAGAACTTATAGATCCCGTCCGCCCAAATTTCGGGTATGAAATGTTGATCGGTTGTAGTTGTTACAGGACTACCTTGATAATGTTTTGCCATTTTTTTACCTTAAGTTTTTATCTCTTAACATAGCTTTGTATTATACTTCCCCAGTTAGCTCTTCTTTCTTCAGAAGACATATTGACCCAATCTTTATTACCTGGGTTAGATGATCTAGCAGGAGTAGAACTAGTAGCCACTACATCTTGAGATTGATTGTTAATTTTATCTGTAATAACTTTAAGCTGAGTAGTAGATAAATCTTTAAAAGATTCCCTTTCTTCTTCACTTAAAGTGCCCAGAAGCTCTTCCTTATAAGCTTGTTCAGCAGTCATCAACCTTTCATAATCCGATTTAATAGAATCTAATTCGGACTGGCGTTTATTTGCTAATTCTTCCCACTTATTTTGTTGAACTAATTTTTCTTCCTCTTGTTTTTCAAGACTCTTCCTTAATTCACTTAACTGAGCTTCTGCTTCTTGTGCCCTACTTCTATACTTTTTGCTTTCTGCTATAAAACTATTGACATCAGGCTGTTCATTAGTTTCATTCGGACTATTAGGAGTCACCTCTTGTGCGTTATCTTGCACTGATTCTGTTGTAGTTTCAGACATACTGTCCTCTTTTTAGTTAATTAAATTTAAATAAATGTTGGTGTCTCTTGAAACACGTATAATCATATTTTTACTTCTAAAATAATATCCTTCTTATTGAACTTTACGATTCTTTCGTCAATACGATTATCAAAAAAATCAGCTACAAATTCCCAGTTGTTATCATTTAATCCATAAATATTTCTTTTTTTCTTTTTAAATCTAGCTGGAGGGTTTGCATTTCCTTGCACTTTTTCACCTTCTCTATAATGTATTTCTACAGAGTCTTTTGTAGCTCTCCTAGCAGATATTGAGTTAAGCATCTTTCCACTAGCTCGTAAGTTTGGTGGATTTATTTGCCTACTCGATGAAACACCTTTAGGTGTAGCCTTTCCAGCTTTCTTTTTTATTGCATAAGATTCTTTGTATGGAGGAAACTTTTTACCATCAGGGTCTTGGCTTATACCTTTATCTGCATCTAATATTATTCTTGTCACTAATTTACCGCCTAACTTTAGCCATTCACTCTTTTTATGCTTTATAATTTTTTCAGGTTTAAAGTTTTTCATTTTACCTCCCAACTATGTCTGCAATTAAAACCCCCACGAACTCCAAATGGAGTATCTGAAGAACTTACTTCTGATTCGGTATAACCACCTTTAGGTTCATTGTCTTTCGTAGCTTGACATTCATCCCTCGTAAAAGCGTCTTGTGGTCCCACGTAAGTCCATCTAACATCTTGACCTTGGAAAACTTTATATCTAGACATATCATCGAATATCTTTAGGCCATCATATGCAATTAAGTTTAATTGGCGTGAAACCATACCAGTTTGAGCCAATCCAGAAGTAATCGAATTTACAGACTCATTAGCATAAATCCCTCGAAATAAGCTAAATTTGGTAGCTTCTGAATATTCTTTAAATTGACCTAAAAGCCTTTCATAATTAATATCCCTTAAAACTTCTAAACCTTCAATACTTGCTCCAGTAAAAGCAGGAAGTCCTCTTTTTCTTGCCTCTTCAATTGCTAATTGTAGCATCTTAGTATATTCAGCATCAAAATTATCTAAAGCAGTTCCCAAGCCTTTAGCCTGTAACTCTTGTAAGAAGTTCAATTGCCTAGTTGCGTTTATTACTTCAGTTTCAGTTGCGTTTTTTAAAGTAACCGCAAGTCTTTGTAAGTCTTTATCAAAGGAACTCTCTATAGCTTTTATTTCTTCTATAAAGGAATCAACTGCTGGTTGTATTTGTGCCATTTAATATTCTTTGAAATGTTGACGGTGGCTGCTTACTTGCTGCAACCACTTGGTTCTCTTGCATTATATCAGCCATTTTGCTTTCTAATTCTTCATCAGACATGTCCGGATTAAAATACAATAATAGATCCTTTTGAGTCATTACATTGTTATCTAGTTTCCAACTTAAGAACTCACGCTCTTCTTTGGGTGAAACAGGGAAGGAGACTTCAGCAAAATCTACATAATAATCCTCTGGTAAGTTAATTACATTATAAGTTTCTAAGATCCTTTTGTCAATATTATATCTGTTATTTTCCCATTCTCTAAAGTAAGATATATCACTTTCTCTTGCTTCTAGGTTTTCTATCTCTAATATTTTTAGAGCTTCTCCACTTGGTGCGTTACCAGATGAATCACCCCATCTAATCCTTAATTGGTTATTCTCTGCTACTTGATTCGCCATAGATTTAGTAGCTTCTATTAACTCAACTAAGTTACCACCAGGAGTTACATAATTAAAGGATGCCCCTTCTGGTAGCACATATGCATTATCTATACCCGCAGTTAATTTGCTTTGCCCTTCTTCTATACCTGTAAACACAGCTTGACCCAATCTAAACCTAACGGATAAAGCAATTTCGGTCATAGCAATTGCAATATGAAGCGCAGTTCTAGTTACATCATAGCTGCCTTTAGTCATTTCAACTTTACTGATAGGTATGATCCCAAAAGGATTAATCATATCAGGGTTACCTTCTACCGCGTATCTTCTACCTTTTTGATCATATTCAAAATGCATACCTTGAACACCATCTCTATCTTCAGACCAAAATACAAATCTTTTATTATCGTACTCATAACTCTCTATTTCGTAAGAATAACCATAAGGCTCTGATTCCCCATTAAAATAATATTCTTGCACTTTAGGTAGTACCTCGTATTCTAACCTTTGATACCTATCGTTAAATCTTGATTTGAGGTAGCAACAACCTAACAACCAAGATAACTCGGCAAATTCTCTTGTTTTAGAATTTAATTTATAAGCAAGTTCGTTATACAGATCGTTCTTCTCTCCACCAATAATTCTTTTAGGATCTTGCTTATATATCATCATCCTAGCTTTTGCAAACCTAGGGACACAAGAGCTAATGAAAGGAGGTACTTGACTTAGGGACTCACTAGCAAACCAAGGTTCTAAATGGGAATCAAGGTTTTGATTATAGTAAAAGTCCAAGGATTCCATTAGATTATAGTGTTCTTGTTCAACATAATTCCTACCAGCATCCTTAACGCTTTGAAGTACTGCTTGTTCAGATAGTTCAGGGATTACTACTCTATTTACGGATTTTCCAAAATTATACATCTTTAATTCCTTTTGTATTGTTTAGCAATTTTCCCCTTGCAGTTCCTAATCTATTTACTACCAACTTACACTCCTACCTATCATTCTCCTAATAGGAAATTTATGACTAATACCATAAGAGCAAGCATCCAAAGCATGAGTAAGTTCCATGTTATCTTTAGCTAAACCCCCTCTTCTATCCCTCTGACATTGTTCCAAATCTTTTATTAGATATATACAACTTGGGTCAATAGTCATACCTATTTTACCTTCAGCATCTTTCAATTTCCTATTTAAAGCATTCAATCTATCTATATGACTAGGATGAGATTTTTTAGCTCTAATTAAAAAACCGTGGTCTCTTAGTATTTGATGGTCTGAACGTCTGGAAGTTGTGCTTCTAGCTTTACCAGCTGGGTCTGGGTAGCACTCTATATTAGGTGCAATTTTTTTCATCTCAATAGCAAGTTCCTCAGTATTACTATTCTTTAATCTCAACTCATCAAAGAAGTGTATTGTCGAATTTGAATAGGTGCATGCTAAAGTAGCGGTCATGTAATCTACATTAAAATCAACACCCCACCATAGATCCTTAGAAAGCTCTTTAGCTCTTTTGATATGAATATCCCTATCAAAATTATAAGCAGCTCTATTACCTGTAGTTTCAAAAGAACCTTCAAACTCTTGTCTGAATACAGATTCATCCATTGTTCTTTTTGCCCTTTCTATTTCTTCTTTAGGTACAAACCCACCCTCTATGGTTTTAAACTGCCAACTTTTCCATTCCGGATCTGCTTGGCCCTTATTATATAATTCGTACATCATATCATAACCACTAGGTGTCCCTATAAATAGAACCCTCCCTTGTGTTGTTGCTAACATAGGATATATGATCTCCTCCCATACATGAGGTTTAATATAAGCCATCTCATCCATAACGCATTTAGTTAATTCAACACCTCTTAAGTTATTCTCGTTATCGGCTCCTTTAACTGATAGCTCTGCACCGTTGTCAAAAAGAACACTCATTTCTGATTCATTTAATTTAGCACCCACAAATCCATTAAACATTTGCCTTAACACAGGAAACACAATCATTTTCCCTTGACGGTAAGTGGGTGTGATATAGAAACGCCGCTCATTTGGTTTAAATTCATCTTTTAATAAATACATTAAGCTTAATACTGTTTTACCCCATCTCCGACCTGCTACGATTACTTTAAATCTAGAAGGGTCGTTAAGTATTTCCCTCCTAGTTTTATTAACAGTCCACTCAATCATCTTCTATCACCATGACTTGAATAGGTTCTGACTTAGTTGTTCTTTCTTGTCTTTCTAATGCTTTACCTTCTAGTCTTTCAATAATAAATTGCATAGCTCTAAGGTCACCCCTTTCAGCTAATTGGAATAACTTAGACACTATAACTTCTCTTCTTTCCCTATCCCCATTCTTTTTAAAACTAAAATCTTTAATTAGATCAGTATAAGCATTACGTCTACCATTAGGGTTACCAGATTCTCCTTTTTTCCACCTATTACCAATCTTATTACCTTTCTTAAATTTGCCGTCTTTGCGTTTGTTCTCCGTTTGTTTATTTTCCATCAATCGATCTCTACTAAACCCATCATAAAAGCTTTGTTTAATTTCAAGATTAGATCTGCCACTTTAGGAGAATCTATTTCAAATACATCAAATTCTAATCTATAGTTCCCAGTTGTTTTTAAGTTTCTAATACCTACTAATTCAGTAGTAAGTGCAATGCCATCCTTAGGTTTACTCATACTTTATGCTCTATTTGTCCTTTGTAATTTATAAAAATATAGTGCTTTAATAAAATAAAAAAGCCCCAAAATTAATTGAGGCTTTTTTTAGGGGTTTATTGGTTAATTTCTATTTTTTGTATATATCAAGTCCATTTCTTCTTCATCAAAATTTGAGGGTTCGTCATAAACATCTGCGTGTTCCTTACAATCGGAACAGATATCATTTAGTATTATCATAGCATCACAGCAATCACTATACATATTTTACTCCTTATATTAGATATTTTATTCTTCATACCCAAAAAGCCCCATTTAAGGGGCTGATTGGCTTCTATGTTATCTTTACCTATTAATATCTCTTAACTTTTTTCCCCAAGTTTTATTATATGTTTGATACCAATGTTGTATTAATACGACTTGATTTTTTAAAGATGGTGATGGGTCACTATAATTTTTAGCAGCATAATAGAATTTATTATAAGCATCTTTTGCTTCTTCTAGTGTACTGTTATACTCTTTTTGTAAAAGATTTATGATTTCTTTTTCCATTTTAGAACTCCTATTTTTTGTTAAGTAATTAATATTCACATGTCAAACTTAATAAAGATAACAACTAAAGTAAACCCCTAATTAAGGGTTATTATACCCTTTGAATATATTAACAAATTCTCTATATGCTTTTTGCCTACAAAGATCCTTATTACCATCCCTTAGCGGTAGTTTTTTTCTTTCTATTATTTGTTTAGGTATATAACCCATGTAATTATCTTTTAATACCTTTTTCCCTTTCCTTTTTTTATATGCACAATTCATAGCATAAGATATTACGTCCTTGGATAGAAAAGGGTTCCTAGCTTCTTTTGTATGTACCATACTGCACCTATCTAATCGAATATGGTGATAATACGGTAATTCCGTTCTTACATCGTATTTTTGAGTGTCCCATAATTGTGCTCTATTGTATCCACTAAATAATTCATCTGCACCATCCCCTGTTAATACTACTGTATTACTAGAGTTCTTGAATAAACAATATTGGGGCAGTAAACTACCATAATCCAGATAATGCTCATAACTTAGAATTGCTTCTCTGTACAAATTCTCTTCTATAGGTATTCTTCGGACACTTACATTATAATATTTCTCAATTATCTCTATATATTCTTCCTCGCCGTTTTCTATTGTTAATAATTCTATCTTATTATTAGGGATGGGGGACTCTAAAAGATGGTGTAATATTATAGTAGAATCTAGACCCCCACTTACAAACATAGTAATACCATCCATCTTATTAATCAACCTATCTTGTGTAGAATTTTGCATCCTTTGGTATAAAGATTCTTTACTTTCGTTTTTATATATATTATAATATTTCATACCAGTTATATAAACATCAAACACCCTTGTCTTAAGATGTGGTTGTAATCTATATATCCTATTAGGTTTTATCCTACGTACACCAAGAAAAGGGGTATTACCCGTAGGTTGTAATAACTTAGGGGTCCCTAATAAAGGATTATTCCTTAATAACGGTTTAATTTCACTGCTTATCATATATTCATTATAATATAGCTGTTTCTTCCCTAACGGGTCCGTAAAGGCCGTAAAACCCTTCTCCTCATATATAACTATGGACCAAAAACCACACCATCTGTTTATTTCATTAATATTCTTCCTCCATTCTAAGTCGTCAAAAAAGTCTTTTAAATAGGAAGTGTCATTAGTATAATCCCCAAATTTATAGAAATTAAAGATCTCCCCATTGAATAATAGATACCTATCCCCTTTTAATTGAATGGGTTGTAATCCCTTTTCGTTATTTGTTTGTATAGGTAACAAACGATGCTCTAATACCCAATCCTCTTTCCTAGTAGAACTACTTATTATTCCCCTATGATTTAGCTTTATCCCTGGTAATGAGTCTTTATTATATATCAAGATCCCACACATTCCCTATTCCTCCTTTGTTTTAACTAAAACACATCCTAAAGTGTCTTTAATACTTTTTTCTTTATTGCTGAAATTACCATAAGAATTTAAATAATAAACCTTATTTACACCTGCTGCTGCTAATATTTTATGGCAATGTAAGCATGGTTCATGTGTTATGTAAGCCTCTAAACCCTTATTAAATCTTTTTTCTAAATTCAATACAGCTGCTTCCTCCGCATGTAATGTCCTTATACAATGCCCTCCTTCTATACAACAACCCACTTCCTCACAATGTTCTGTTCCTGGATGGCTAGAATTATATCCTACTGCTTTAATCCTATTTTTATAAACAATAACACATCCGACTTTAGTCCTTAAACAGGTGCCTCTCTGCGAAGAAAGAATGGCCATTCCCATAAAATAACTATCTTTACTTAACCTTTTTGTTTTATTTTCCATTTTTCAGATTTAAAAATGTGGAAACTACCTACCCACATAGATAAAGAACCAACCTCTACGTTTATTTTTTCAGCAATATATTGTACTAATCTACCTGTCATATATATATCATTCCTAAAATGCCTTACTGCATCGCAACTTCTAATATGATACGTACAGTTTAATTTAGAATCTCTGTAATTAAACCAATAACCTATTGTACAAGGTAAACGTACACTGTTATTACTATGATCCTCGGGGTGCCATATAGAAAAATATGCCTGTCTCGTGTATTTATCTTTTTTTAATCTTTCCACTATATCTAAAAGATCCCCATTGTTATACCTAATGCCTTTTTTATTCTTAGGGGGCCAATATCTTTCCATGTAAGTATGGCTGAATTTATCCCCCTGATGGGATTTAAATCTATTATTATCTAAATTAGATCTATAATATGGCCAATTTTTATATTGGTTACCAGGGTTTAGAGGTTCTCCCCCTATTCTTTCCTGAAAATGATCCTCGGACCACGGTAGATCTGCCATTGTTTCTTTATGTAATATCTCTATAGAACCAGGTATCTGGCATGTGAAAAATAAATTAGAAACTTCCAACATACTATCAGGACTTTCTACTGCTTGCCATTTTTCGCTTTTAATTTCTTTTCCACTATAGTACAATATAGAGAATGCTTGTTGAATCTCTTTATTCATCTTCTGACCTTATTATATCTTTTTTTTCTATTTTAGTATTATTTTCGTAATTATTATAACCAGCAATATAAGCTACTAAATCTAATAGATTATCTTCTTTATAGGAATGGCTTTCCCTAGCTAATTTCAATGATATTTGCATCATATATATATCCTTTACAGATATTTTTTTATTACAAAGAATGGTAGCTATTACTGCAGCTTTCTTATTACATAAAGACATAGGTCCATATTGTCTTTCTTTTTCTTCAGATCTCTCATAAATAATCTCATGAGCTTTTTTTAATATATCCATTAATACTCCTTTTTTGCTTTCTTTTTTTTGTTTATACTTTTATCCTTTAGGGGACATTTAATAAGCGTATCTATCTTAACGTTTCCAAGACCGCCTTTTGCTATCCCGCAATATAGATCCTTTTCCCAATAACCACAAAAAGAACATTTTTTAGATATTCCCGTACCAAATTTACAAACTTCGAAAACCATTACTCACCTGTACTCCCGAAACCTTGGGACCCTCTTTCTAAATGATCTGTTAGCTTATATATATCATTTAATTTTTCAAAGACTTCTATATTAACATAATTAGGTTTTAGAACTAAGAACTGTACTATTTTTTGGTCAGGATTTATAGCTACATTTTGTAAAGTGTTATTGATTAAACTTAAATGTATCTCCCCAGTATAATTTTCATCCACAACACAAGCACCAACTTGGAGACCATACTTGGATGTTATACCACTTTTATTAAAAGCTATTAAACAATAACCATCTGGCATTTTCACATGTATTCCTGAGGGTATATTTACACGACCCCCAGATATTAAAAGCATTGGACTAAAATCACTTGGAACAAAAAAATCTATCCCTGCATTTTTACCTACTCTTTCTGGGGTCCTAACTTTTCTCGTTTTAACTATCTTCATTTTTTTCTCCTTTACATAATTTACATAATTCTCTTTCTTTTCCTATTGTAGGAATATGACCTTTCGGGTATTTTACCCAACTACTCTTATCCATATACTTTCTTAAAATCATCCAACAACATTTACATTTAGCACAATATTTTAACTGCTGATCCAAAGGTATTTTTTTATATTGTTTCCTAATTACTTTATTCCTATGGCTAAAATGAGCTTTTTGCTTTTCATTATCGGTTGCGTCTAAGATATAATCTATTATATGTCTATCGTCTTTAAGCATTTTCAAATTTCTCTGGAACGTAATCCACTCTGCAACAGTTACTACCCTCTTTTAATTGCCAGCTATTATTAGGCAATTCCCTTTTACCGCACTTAGAGCAGTATGCTTTATATAGACCAGTAGGGGTCTTTTTAAAAGTTGCTTCAAGTGGGACTTTTCCTTCTTTTTGAACAGTCCATTCTTTTTCATTATTAAACCATTTCAATAATCTCCTCTTAATGTCAAAGGTTTTTTGCATTTCGAACTTCATTTTCGTACCATTCATATTCGATTCAGTCCAATAATCAATAAATGAGCCTATTGTGTTTCCTTTTATATTTTTTAAGTCCTTACCAATACGAAGAGATCTAACTCTAAATTCAGATTCCCTAAGTTCTTTAGTTTTTACTTTTACTTTAACCTTATCTTTATTTTTATCTTTATCTTTAAGGGTTAAGTTAACTCTTTTTTTAGGGTTATATAATCCTTTTTCATTAAGCCTTTTAATAACACTCATATGTGGTTTAGAATTAGGTCTTAGCTCTCCATATTGGTATTCTATAAAGGAGGGAATAAAATATTGATCCTTACCTTCTATATACAACATCTTATCTTTAATCACTTGCGGAAGTTCTTCTTTTTTTATTTTTTCACCTATCATAAATTCCGCTGCTTCCCAATCAATATCCCAAATTCCTGCGTGGTCACATCTACCTAATAAATAAATCCAAAATAATTTATTTTTTAAGCTTAATCTTCTAAACCAAGCTTTGTCCCAAATTTTAGTATCTATGAATCTCTTAGCCATTTATTAATTCTCCTATCTGCTTTATTAATTTACTTTGTATTTCTTTGAAATCCCAAATAGTTTTATTTATCGTATTTGAGTGTTTTTTTAATTTATTTAACCTTACCTTACCTAATGTCTTTTCAGCCCATTTATGAGCCTCTATGGGATGTTTATGCCACCAATATAAGTGACAACCTACACATAATATCTTAACATTCTCAGGATTAAACTGCATTTTAGGAAATTTACCTTTAGGATAAATATGGGAAGCTTGAAGTGTGGTAGTTTTACCACACCTCAAACAACACTTATCCCTAAGTAAACACAACTCCCTAACAAGCTTATTCAGTTTTACTTTCTCCGCTTTTTTCATTATAGAATACTCGCTCTTCTTTCCTGCAGTTCTACTAATCTTTTGTATGCCCCACCTTTTGCATCTACTTTACCTGCAGATAATAAATTCATATAAAATTTTATATAGCAGTTTAAAGTGGATTTTTTATGCATATTACCTATTAAACCACTTTGACTTGGTTCATTTTTCTTAGAATGGTAAATCATTTTCATTTTCATTTTCCTCCTTAATTTTAGGTGTTTCTGTTTCAGTAAGTGATTTCATTCCACAAGCAATTTCAAACATTTTTGGCATTATTTTTTCTATCGCTTCAACTTTTTCATGATATGGCATGTTTGAATGAGTAAGTAGTCTAGTTGCATTGTTAAAAGCCATTCCCCATTTTATTTCTAAAGACCTGTCATTATCTCTATTTTTAACAGAATCATATCCGTAAGGTTTGGATGTAACTCCTTCGTCGTATACTGGTTTATCCCAAGTAATCACAGAAGGATTAAGTTTATAAGTAATACCCCTGTCTGTTGCTAGCATCGTAATATCAACCAATTCACCTTTAGAATAATCAGATAATTTTCCATATAAAGCAGATGAAACTTTAAAATTAAAATGGTCTCCTTTTTTAAATGTTATAGGGTCTTTATCACTCCATTTTTCAGCGGAATAATTATCACCTACATTTGTAACTGGTAAATCATATTCTAATTTATCAAATTTGTTCATTTTGCCATTAATTTGTATAGGGTCTACTCTTAACTGTACGCTGAGAGTTTTATCTATATGAGTGGACTTTTTTAATTGTAAAAACATTACTACTCCTTATCTTGTTATTAATTGAAAAAATAAATTTAGCATAGTCATTCCTATTAATATAAAGAACAAACCTTCACAAAAATTAAAAAATGACTCTAACTTTCTTTCATACTTATTCATTTCCTGTAAACTCCTGTATTACTCTTCTTGCCACTGATAGGATCATTGCAAAGCCAAATATTACTAAAAACCATATTAAACCAGACAATCCTAAAATTAAAAAATTAACTATCCATTCTGCAATATTCAATATTATCATTACTTACCTCCAAAAAGATCCAGATCCCCTGAAGTTTGCATTGAATATTCTGCATAAGATTTATTACCCTTCTTTAACATTTTTGTTTTTATTTCGAATCCTTCCTCTCTAAGTATATGCACAACAGCTGCCAATCTAAAACATTGGAATTTTTGTAAAGCATCTAATTGTGTTAATTTACCACCGGATTTTAAATAATGCTTAATTTGCTTACTCTGACTCATTGATTACTCCTATTTTATATCATTTGCTATTTGTTGAAACTGGTCAGAAACTTTTAAATCAGGATAGCTATTAGCCATGTGTTCTAAAGCTTCTATAATCAGTTTCTTTTCTTCTTTGGATGTTAGTATTCTAACTTCATAAGGGTTGCCTTCGGAGTCGGAAGATGCGGAGTTCCTTGAGATTACATTACTCCGAAGGTCTTTTGTAAATTTTTCAAACCTTCTTAAGCCTTCATTAAGTCTAATGGTCAAAGCATTAAAATGAATAATCTTTTGACTATCAGAATCAATATCTTTATTTTCTGTTATAGTTAAAAGACTCTGTGTAAAATAAAAAAGGTTTAAATAATTAGTTTCTAATTCTAAATATTGTTTTTCAGTATGTTCTTCAAGTTTTTGATTAAATGGTACTGGCATTTTTATCCTCTTTGGTTATATGTTTTAAAGCGTTCTTAAGACTCTCATTTTCTGTAAAGAAAGTAGTGTTAGCAAACTGATATATTCTTTCAGTTATCTGATTAGGGTTATATATAGACCTAGCTAATATAGTTACTATCTTAGGGTTTCTTTTTGAATACTTATTACAGACCTCTAAAACATCTTTTTGAAACTCAGGAATAGTGTTCCCATTAGCATTTGTGAAATTAAAACAGTCTTCAGTCTCATATCTTATCTCAGCATGGTACTTAAAATCATAAGGAAGTTCAATCATTACTTACCTCCTTCATCTTCACAACACTTATAACAATAAAACTCATACTGCCTTCCGTCTACTGGACAAATCCAAGTATCTTCCCACCCAAGTGTTTCTTTGTCGCACTTATAACAATAATCCTTTACGTTACTTTGTGCATCCTCAAGGTTTTGATTATTAGAACTTCTGACATCTTCTGAAAATTGATTCCAATCATTAACACTTCCTATAAAAGACATTACTTACCTCCTTCTAAAGATTTTAAAGTTTCATTACATAATAAAATTTCTAATCTTATTGATTTTCCATCTTTAGTATGAGAATAAAAATTCTTACGAAGAAAACCAAGCCTTCTCTTTTCTACCCTAACAAGCTCAATAAGTAACTTTCTTTGCTCTTTATCCATTACTTACCTCCTTTAAGTAAACCTGAAAACAACTTAGTTTTTAAAGTCCATAATTTAGCTTTTTCTTCTTCAAGTTTATTTGTTTGCCAGTCAGATAACTCTTCATTATTCAATCTGTTATTAAGGTTGTCAAGCTTTTCCATTAGCAAAGAATCTAATAGGCCTAGATCCATTTCGTTAAAATTATCCATTGTGGAGCTCCTTTTTTTTATTAAGTAATTAGTATTCACATATGTATATTAATAAAGATAATCCAGAAATAAAACACTTTATTTAAAAAAATAAAGGGTTAATTAACGGTATAAAATAGGAGCGGCAGAGGCGTTTTTATATTGTGAATACTACAACGAACATAGGAGCAAATCGTTGATACACCTCTGCCTGCAGGGGATAAACTTAATATGTTTTTCTATATATAATCATAGATTATTTACCAACTTTCAGTAATATTAAAAGCTATACTCCAAATCCTATCAGAAACCTGTGTAGCTTTAAAACTTTTGTCTTTAAGTCTAAACATCCCATAATCTCCTTCTGAAGTAGAATCTTTATCTATACTAAATAAAAAGGGATGTAACTGACCCACTACTTTATTGTAAAAAGAATTATGAGCTGTTAATGTATTAAACCACTCTGTAGGGTTGCTAGATGCAGAATTATTAGACCAGACATCTGTATCACTTAAATAATTAAATTTTAAGGAATGGTTCATCCTTCCCGTTCTTTTTGTATAGATATTACCACTTGTATTGGTACTGGAATTATTGTTCCAAGCTATTGTTTTATCCCAGTCAGGTTGTCCTAAATTTGTAGCAGTTGCATAAGTATTTCCACCTAAAGAATTTTTAGTTTTTACACCGTCATAATCTATTTTAGTAGTTACTCCTACTTCTGGAGCATTAGGAAATTCAAAATATTCACCATACATAATAGAACCTATTATAACATTAGTAGCGAAATTCTGTCCAGTTCCTCCATCGTCAGATATAGTTAGTCTTAAATATCTATTGTTCGAAGTTTGTGTGTTCCAAGTAATAAGGGTCCATCCATTTTGTTGGGGGTCAATTTCACCTGCAGTATCATTTGCATCTGCATTTATTAATTTTGTATGGTTAGAAGTTGTTGAAACTTTTGTAGCACTTGACATATCTGCATTATCACTAATCTCAACCACTAAAACTGCGTCTGCATTATGGAAATTATGATTTAATATTGCTAGGTAATTAGATTCTGCTAATGCATTTGTATCAAGTCCAGTATCAAATTGTATGTAAAATGATTGATTTTCCTTTGCTATATTTACAGAGTTTGCTGGTTTTAAATCAAATAATCCCGCTTCCGTACCGCTATTAAAAGTAACAGAAGTTGAGCCATCGTCTTGTTTTATTGTTATATCGCTCAAATCCCTCCAGCTACTAGTTAAACTTTGGCTTATCAGGTCTGTATAAACCCTAGGTGTTTTTATCCTATTATAACTCATTTAAACTTCCCTCGCTTTAATATTTAATTGACCTCTTTTCCTTGTTATAGAGATTACTATAAAATTCTTACCTGACCAACTTCCTCCGAAAGGCTCGACGCTCATATTATCAAATACTATAAAATCACCTACATCCATACCATACTTAATAGGATTTACAACAGTGAAACTAACTAAATGCTTAACTCCTCCAAGAATATTATTATAATAAGTGTAAAAGTCGTCATTAGGATTACTAGAAGGACTACTAGCTGGAGCGGATACTAGAGCATTTAATTTAATCTGTTTCTTGTTCTCTTTAGAATCTACATTGTAGGCTGAAATAGATGAAGAGTTACTAGAATTTACTTCAGAAACATATCCACTCGTAGCAGGGTGTTTTTCGTACTCTATATCCATACTAGTAATAACTTTATCAAAAGGTGTTAGTGATATATCAATTTTTGAAATATCCTCTTTAGTCAAAGTGTGATTTGCAGTAATTGAATCAGGAATAAAAATATACTCATAATCTCCCTGGCTATTATATCTTCCGATAAAACCTCCATTATATTGTAACTCTTCTAAAACTTTTTTTAATGAAGTTGGTCTATTGATCCAATATCTGATATTCCAATCTTTGATGCTATTTATGTTAGTGCCTAAAGTCCAATTTTTAGGATTAACTCCTAAATTGTAATCCGAATTGTTTCTATTTGTAAATTTTGTAAATCTTTGCAATAAATCCCTATGAGCTTCGTGAATTTCTGTTATTGCACTGCTACCAGCCCAACCATTATCAGTAAGACCATTTGCACCACTATAAACATATTCAATATCATCTAAAGTTTGATAAGCTACTGTTTTACCAGCTTTTGTTGTTTCTGAAAAATCTAATTGAGTTCTAGTCTGTACTGCTATATCATATATCCTAACAAATCCAAGAATATTTCCGTCCAAATTTCCAGACTGCCTTATAAGTTTTAATTTTAATTTAACAGTCTCTCCCCAACCATTTCCTGATGCTAAATATTCACTTGAGTTGTTAGTGGTATCGCTTAAATATGCAACTCCAGCCGTACTTAGAGTACCAGCTCCAGTAATATTAAAAGTTGTTGTACTTGTTGCACCTGTTAAAGACCAATACCCCTTAATATCGGAAGCACCAAAACTTTCATCTATTAGCTGTAGTCTAATTTCTCCTGAGGTTGTGCCGATATCGCTTAAAGTAAAATTAGATTGAATAACTAAATTCGTAGTAATTAAAGAAGGATAACCAGTTAATTGAGGGAGTCCATATTCTATTGATGCACTATCATTTAAAACAAAACTTCCGTCAAATGTACATTCAACATGACTGCTTGTATTAATAAATTCGCCATCAAAAGCATTTTCTTCATTACCTCCCCAGTTAAGCCTTGTTCCCTGGGTCTTACTTGCAAATTCTACAACTTTAAATAATCCGTTTTTTAATAAATTTTGATGGAATCTTACTGCATATCCATCTTCATAAACTTCGTTTCCTGAATCAACTGATGCTGGATTTGAACTATCATTAGCTAAGGGATGGAATGTATCTGTTGATTTTTCATAATAGTTAGGAAAAGCATTTGCACCTGTGCTTCTTGTTCCTGTTAATGAAAAAATAGTGTCTCTTCTTCTTTCTTCTACTGGAATCGGATAAAGGGTTTTTCTTTTTCTATAATCGTCTGCATCTGAACCTGAACCAAAATTTAAACTAGCAGTACTTGGTGTATAATCCCCATAAGCTATAGGAAAATAATGATCCTTACTTGTCTTTGTCTGTGGAATTTCCACGCCATCTACAGGACTTTTAGACACAATAGAAAGTTTTATAGAGTCATTATCGTGGCTAATGTCTTGAAGTTTACCATTGTAAATTAATAAGCTATCAGATTTTAATGTAGCACTATTAGGAACTATGTATATTAAGCATTGTCTATTAATATAAGTCCTGGTCCCTCCAAATAATTCTTTGCTGAAAGGACTTCCTTGATAATTAAAATTAGATATAGTAATAGAGACATTTCCAGTTTTTGCTGTAGAGTTTTCTATATTAATGGATTCTCTAATACTTGGCTCTGAACTTATTACACCATGACTATATTCCCCTTCAAAATTTGTATCTGCAAAAGATATACATTTAAAATTATCGTGATAGATTAATTCATTAAATATGGAATCCCCTCCAGCAGTTTTATTAAGACCTCTTACAACTGTTAATGTATTAGAACTGACAGAAACAACTTTTATTCTTTCATTATTCATAAGTATAATATCGCCACTAGCGAATTTACTTCCATCTGTTACGTCTATTTCAGTTTCAGTAGAGTTTACAACCTCTGCAGTTGTTTCTCCTGAATCTGTAATTCCTTTTCCATGACCTAGAAGTACCACCCAATTTTCTATAATATTAGGTCTTTTAAATGATTCAGGTACAATTAAGCTCATGCAAATTTTATTCCATTTTGTATTTCAGGAATAAGAGTATCCCTTACAAATTCTTCATTCCCTATTACGTTTCCACTAATATTTATATTTATTGTTCCCATAGATTCTACTAGATTTTCTTGTTGAGCTTGATTTAAAATCACTTCTCCTGGGGTTAGCATAGCTGGAACCGTATCTCCTTGGCCTGTATCCGAACCCTGAACAATTCCTCCATCTGCAAAAGATTGTTTTTCTATTTCTCCTACCATAACCAGTCCATTTGCTACAGTAAGAGCTGCAGGAAGTATACCTGCTGGATAGCCTCCAGCTTTTGCAAATGCTTTAGTCGCTGCCAAATATGTATTTATTACCGCTTCTCCTTGAGCTATTCTTTTTTCTACTAAAGCAAATTCTTTATTTTTTGATGCTAATGTTTTACTCAAGCTTAAAACGTCAGAAGTATAAGACATATTTGCTTCTCTTTGCTTTTGCTTTAGCCCAAGAAATGCAGTAGTGTACGCTTTATCTATATCTTTTTGGCTTACATTAGCAGTCTCGTACTGACTTAACTGTTTCTGCATATCTAGCTCTAATTGATTTCTCTGAAATTGCTCCATCGAAATATATTCAACTGCTTTATTTGCTTTATTTTCTTTTTCACTATCCTCGGTATCTGTTATTTCAGTTTTACTATCTATGTGAGCTTGAAGTCTTTCTAACTCTTCTGCCATTCTTGTTAGTTCGCTTTCTTCAAGAGCTTTATTGATTTCATTTTGACGCATAGCAGACATTTCGGCATCATCTACGATGCTTGCATACATATCTTTAAATAATAAAGTAATAAGCTCATTACTGATTTTAGTTGCTTCTGCTACGTTTTTAGTCTGCCTTGCTATTTTATCAGTTGCATCTTGAAAGGGGTTAAAAGCATCAACTATTTTCATTGCAGTTAAATCAAGCCTTCTTTCAATATCATTTAAAGTTAAATCAATAGCTTTTTTTAATGTATCTAAGATTACAGGAAGTTGATTTTTTACAGCTATCCCTAAAATATCAAAACCAATCTTTCCTAATTTAGAGAACTCTGTATTCACCGCTTCTAAAGTTGGCTGAATTACTTTAATAATTACATTACCTATTTCAATCATAACAGACTGAATATTGTTTTTCAATCTATTAAAAGTAGTATTAAAACCTTTTGCCATTTTATCAAAAGCCAAATCAGTAGCTCCAGCTGAATCGTCTGCAAATTCTTTAACATTCTTTTTAAGTACATTAAAATTATTTGCTAAAGTTTGAACACCTAAAATTGCTCTTACGTTAGGGATAAACTTTTTTATTGTCTCTTGGTCTACTCCTTTAAATTGTTCTATTGTAGAGATTAAATCAACTGTTCCATCATCAAACTTTTTAACTGATATTCCAGCTTCGTCCATAGCTCTTTTTGCACCATCAGAAGGAGCTGATAGAGCAGTTATTGTAGCTCTTAGAGCAGTAGTTGCTTCTGCCGTACTAATACCACTAGCAGTAAGAGTAGCCATTGATGCACCAACATCCTCAAAACTTAGATTCATTGATTTTGCAAAAGGTAAAACTTGACCCATACTCGATGCTAATTCTTCCATTGTTGTTTTACCAAGTCTCACTGTAGTAAATAGAGAATCTGAAACTTTGTCTGCTTCTGCAGAAGTAAATCCAAAAGCATTTAAAGAAGTTGTAAGCAAGTCAGCTGCAGCTGCAGCACTTGTTACTCCCCCAACAGCAAGTTTAGTAGATACGTCTAATATTTTTGCTGATTCGGCTGCCTTAGAAAAACCAGCAGAAACAATATCATATTTTGCTTTACTTAAAGAGCTAAGGGCTAATCCACTAGCACCTGCTACTTGTCTTAATTCATTACTTAGATTTGGCAGAGTTTCAGAGTTTGTGTTCTTCATTAAAGTGGATACTTCTAATAAAGACTTTTGAAAATCACCTGCAAGTTTAACAGATAACGCTCCAAAACCAGCTGAGACTAATCCAACTTTTGTGGCTAAACCTGCAGCAGAAGTAGTTACTCCTTTTAAAGCTTGACCAGTTTTTCTTGCACCTTTTTGAGTTATTTTTAGAACTATATTTTTAGCCATCTTGTTTGCTCTTATATGTTTTTATTTTGTTCATTTCATTTTCTATTAAGATAAAGCAATCTGTTTTAAAAGCACTTAAAGAATCTAAATCCTGACCTAAAGGTACATTAAATTTCTTGCTTATATTATAATCATTTATCATCTCAATATGCCATTCCTTAATAACAAAATATGGATTACAGAAAAATGGTAAGTTCAAAAAAAGAGTTTCCCCTAAACCTACTTTCTTAGTTGATGGTGTATCTATTATTTTTTTTATCTCATCATAAATCTGTTCTTTCGTTCTAAACTCTTTTCTTTTTCCATCAACTGGGGACTGAGCTTGATATGGGAGGTTATCGAATCTTGGTGAACATCCTTCGACGTGACACCAAACGGCATAACTCAGCCCCCAAGTCCATTTGGGTCATTGAAACCCATATAAGAGTTTATTATTTCCATTAGAACTTCATCTTCAGCTAAAGCAGATAGGCCTTTTAATGCTTCTTCTACTTTTTTCTCAGAGCCAAAAGCCAATAATGCAAACTTGTCTGCTAGATCATGCACCTCATCCGGCTTTAAATCTTGAAAGGTCGCTTTAACATCCTTATAAAGATCTCTTCTTTCTTTTCGTGTAATATCCTTACACTCAAAATCACCGTGTTTTGTTGTTACTATCAAAATAACCTCCCGCTATTTATTGTTTACCAAGCTGTTATGGCTTCATTTTTAAACGTGCTTATTTTAAACGCTTCTGCTGTAACGTTCTTTACACACTCGAACTCTAGCGTATGAAATACACCTGATTCGCTCAAGTCTTGCCCAGGGTCTCCAGTAAATTGTATCTCAGCTAGGATATTTACTTCACCTTCAGAACTTACAGTTCCATCTCCAATCTTAATAGCTAGGCTCATAGTATTTCCATCTAAAAAAGATTGAATAACATTGTTATCAGCACCATAATCAAATTCATCATCATATTTAATTGTTAAGCTTCCTGTAACTACATATTCAGGCATAGCGTATAATTCTGCATTTCCATTTGTGTCTGCGCCTACTCTATTAACTCCATTAGCAATATTGAAAGAAAATGCTTTCATTATAAATGCCTGATCATCATGACCTTCAATATCTAAAGTTCTTACATCTGCATCCATAATATTAAAGTAGGTTGTTTCAGGGTCCACCCAAGTTCCATCAAAAGTCTGCTCTAATTTTGTAGCTCCAGTATTATCAATAACTGGGTTGCTAAAGCCACTGAAATAATTTCCAGAAATACTCAAAAGTCCATTATTTGCACTTACATCGCCAGTAATTGTCAAATCTGAACAAACTACTCCAGTGACCAGTACGCCTTCGCCTGCTGCTGGATAGTAAGCAAGATTAACACTGTGAGGTAGACCACCTGATATAGTACCTCCCATAGATGTAGAATTACTCTCTCCATCTATCTCCATTTCGTGAACAATACTGCCTGTCTGTCCATTTTCTTGCCCAACTAATAAAACGTGTTGTGCTAAGGTTCTTGGTGTTGCTATCATTTCAAAAGGCATAGTAACTGTACCGCCTCTTTTGTTTACTATTGTATCTGCAGCATTTTTAACGCTACCTCTTCCACTTAATAACCTAGATTCTCTAAGAATATTAAATGTTGGTTTTTGTGCTTGTACAACTGGTTGTGTTAAGAAATTAGTTCCGTTTGCACCTCCATCGGTATCTAAACCTACCCCGAAAGCTGTCTCAGCTTTTAAGCCGTATTTGACACTACTTACGGGAAGGACTCTTGTATCAGCCATTATTTGACTCCTTTTTTACTTTTTTTAATTACAGCTTTTTCAACGAACCCCATATTTAAAAGCTCGTTAGCCACTTCCTCAGTAACGTCTACAACTTCGCCTGACCTGAGTTTATCAAGCGAACTATTATCACAAAGAATTCCATTGGGATTTACTCTATGAATTTTATTTAATCTTGCTTTTATTTTCATTATACAACCTCTATATTCTGACAATTAAAAATTGCGATTCCTCTATTCAAAGAATTATCATCCTCATCTACTTCATATTCAATAGATGATATATTTGCATCAAACCATTCCGAACCATTAGAGTAGGATGAGTTATTATGTACAAGTCTTTTCATTCTTTCCATGATTTGACTTACTTGGTTTAAATTATTTTTAGTATATTGACCACCCGTTTTTAATTGATAACTAATTAGGACTTCATATTCTCTTTGTGAACCCGTAGATAATTTAGTTACTAGGTTATCCGCTTGAGGTTTAAATAAAAAGGACTGATTACCCTTATGTTCATCATAGTAAACTGGTATTGCAAATTCACCGTTGATTAGATTAGCAAGATTCTCCATGATCTCACTGTATATAATATTTGTATAATCTGTAGGCATTAATACCTCGTTGTTCTAACAGTTTTTATTGCAGAAAAAGATTGATCTAGCTCTCCACTTACTTCTAGCTCCCATTCATCATTAGTTGCATAAACACCAGGAGAAAATCTGATATACATATCATGTCCTACTAGCTGCCAGTAACAATCTATAATCTCATCAGTTGCCATAGGTTCTAACTTTAATCCATTTTCATTACCTACTAAGGAATCAAATTTTACTGTAGTATTTGCTGTTCCAGCAGTTATTGTACCGCCATTACTTATTTTTATTTTTATAATATCCCATGGATATGTAGACCTGCCTCTTACATCAACTATGGAACCGGTTGTGTTGCTATTTACAGATACTATTCTTAATATGCCTTTATGCTTTGATTCACCTTCGCTTGAATAAAGTGTCATCTCACCCTTCCTGAGCATATCTAAATAACCAGTTCCCTCGTCATTCATAGCCTGCGATCTAATTGTATCTGCTTTTTCTACATCATAAGGTCTTACAAGTGATTCGACCGCCATTATAGCCGTACTTCTAACAATTATTTCAGGGTAATCATTACCAACTGCATCCTGAGTTCCTACACCCTTATTCGGATATATAGGAAAAGGTAAAGCGGATCGAATAAAATCACTTGCCCTTTTTACTGCTTCAGTTTTTAATTCTACCCAATCCCTAGAAGATTCAAACACACTACTATTTAAAGTATTTGCGCTTCCTCCTGAACTATAATATTCTAATAAATCTGTACTGGCGTTATATCTATATTCGTCATTTGAACTTGGCTGACTTGTTGTTGATGTTAATTCTTTTCCATCCCTATAAACTTGACCGCTACAATCTCCAGTATTATATAAGTAAAATAGATGAGAAACTCCTGAACTCAACCAATTACTAGCCAATACTTTTTTACCGTCGTATTCACTTAGATTTGGATCAATAAATAGTAGATCTGATGTTATATTGCAATAGCTTTCTTGGTATGTACTCATGCTTCGGCCTCAAAGGTAAAATTGGGATTTATTTCTATTATTTCTAATTCTAAATCTCTTAGCGATTCGATAACATTTATTAACATTTCTTTTTCATCTATACAAGTATTATCCAAAATAATATTGGATATATCTATTTGGGTTGCAAACTCCTTACATCTCATTATGACATCGAATGCACTTGAATTTTTTTCTTTGGTGGTTATTTCTGTGACCTTTTCCATTTTAGGTATTCTGCCGCCTCATAAGGGTTAAATATTGTTGTTATTTTTCTATTGTCATCATCTGAATATTTAGGGTCTATTATAGTAACTGGACAGTTGAAAATATTCTTATCATCTAATCCCAATCTATTTGCATACTCATCCATCCTCTTGAAAGATGCAACTTGTAGGGCATGAGAAATTAAACCAGAACTGGGGTCTTTTAAAACTTGATAACCAGAAACGTGAGTATGTCCAGCAGTTACTATATGATCCCTCCAACCCATCTGGATAGCTTTACTGACACCATGAGCAGAGTTCCACATTGAGTTGCCCTTAAAAGTATGTCTAGCATTTACCCTTACAGATGATTTATTTGGAAAGTTTAAATTCAACCTTACTCCATGATTTGCATAAGTGGTTCTAGTGTTACCTCTCATTATAAATTCTATAGGGTCACCATCACCTGACCAAACATCATGATTCCCACCTACTAAATAAAGCCATGGTAGTTTGTTTAAAAAGTATTCTGTTAGTTTCCATGACTCTTTTGCAGTTGTACTTTGTTGACTATAAAGAGCAGCTAACCGACCTACCCAATTATTTTGAACGTCTCCTAAATTCCCAGCAAACATTCCTTCTGTATTTTTAATAACATCGCATATCCCGAATAGTTCACTTAAATCAGTTCCATCATCATCCACATGAGGGTCTCCAAAATGGCATATCCCTATTACCCCATCAATTTTAATATTAACATGAGTGAGATTGTAATATTCCTGAACATTGTTTTTGATCTTAAACTTTTTAACCCTATACTTTATAATGTCATCAACAGACATTTCGGGTTCAGGTTTAGCTGAAGGGACTTCGAAAGTGTCCTCATCTTTTAGTTCTCTTAATGCGTGTGATACTGCTCCACATTCTTTACACTTATACTTCTGTTTATCTTCTTTATTTACGAAAGCTTGGAGACCAAATTTTACTAAATTAGGGGATAAACATTGAGGACAGCCCATCAAAAAGCCATGCTCATTTTTGTAAAATTTTGTGATACTATCTTTATGAATCATTTACTATTTCCTTAAAATGTTCTACAGTTCCAGAGCCTTTTGCTGTATTGTACCATTTTTTCCAATATAGAGCCTGTTCATCTATTGTTTTAGGTAGTTTCTTAGGGACTCTCCAATAATGCAATCTGCAAAAGACTATTTGAGCAGTAATGTTTGTTGTTAGGATTTTTTTCCAGTCATCATTATTCGGGCTGATAAAATATTTCCAGTCTAAATAACAAACTTCACCAACTTTTTTCATTAATTTATCTCTGTATTGTAAATAATCTTTACAAACAGAAACTGCAACCCATGGCTCACATTGGAAAAAACCTCTTGCTATATTATTACCACCTTTTTGCATAAGGTATTTATATTTAGATTCAACTAGCCCTGTATTATATATTAACATCATAGCATCGTGAGAATAATACTTATCGCCCATATCTTCCAATGTTTCTTTAATAAGGGCTAGCATTTGCAAAGGGTAAATCATTTCTTTTTTTTCTTTACCACTTTTTTCTTTTTCTTTTTAGGCCTACCCATTTTTGAACCATATGTTCCTTTTCCTTTTGGCATTATTTACCTCTCTTCCTTATTTTCTTTATTTTACCATTTGAAGTTCTAGCGAACTTATACTTTTTAGTTTCTCTTATTAATGTTCCGTAATATCTTTTTTTACCAAACATCCAACTTACTCTTTTTGCCATTACCATTTCACCTTATTTGCCCAATACGCAGCACTCATTTTCCCTTTTGCGATGTTCTTTGCATGTCTAGCTTTAAACGACCTTCTTTTAGCTTTCATCTTAGCAGACTCGCCTTTTTTCGGTTTACCTGCAGTCTTAGCACCTTGTTGGCCAAATCTAATTAATTTAACTTTACTACCAGCTCTTGCAAGAACCATATGGGATTTAGTCTTATGATTAGGAGTGCGTTTTGGTTTATTATAGCCACTTAATCCAAATTTCTTTAATCTAGGGTCTTTAACCACTATACACCTAATTTAGAAAGTAGTACTTTTTTAATTACTTTCCATAAAGCCTCTAAGATTGCTTTTTCAGTTTTTTCTGAAATAATAGGGATATCAACCGCCCTATTGATCTCATCGATCAGTTCATCCTTAGTTGAATCGCCTAGTAATTCATCTGCTATCATCTTCTTTAACATTACATTAACCTCATTATTGTGTTTACGATTATAGGAAGAACTACAAGAGCAATCCCTCCCCAAACTTGCATTTTAGCAATACTAACCTCATGCTTCCCTACAGAGCCATTTAATTTAGCTAAATGTTTTTCTATCCTATTTAAAGTAGAATATATATTTTTTAATTTTTCATCGTGCCTTGCGTATATTGTTCTATACTCTTGGTTATCCATTAGTGCCTCCCATTTCCGTTCATTCTGGACATAATACCGTCCATTCTGGATAATTGTTTCTCTAAGTCGCTTATTGCTTCCATAGTTTGTTCATACCTTCTATCTCTTACCGCATCACTGTCATTCCATCGTGAGATAAGCTTTATAATCATCCCTTCCATATTGTTAATACTTTCAGATTGGCCCTTATTCTCTATTTCTAAATTCTTTAGAGATTCTTGTTGAGCCTCTGATTTCTTTGACAAAGACATAACTAGATATACAAGCAACGCACCGCATATACCTATCATTCCTGCTTCGCCATATATGGCCATCATATCCATTTATTTCTTTCTCTTTTTCCAACTCATTGGATTTAAATTGATTTTTAATTCTTTCTCATAAAACATAATTTTTTCTTCTAACTCTTGCCGTTTTATTTCTTCTTCCATTGTATGCTTTGCCAGTAAATCCTTAATTGTTGTCTCCGCACTAATAAGTTCAGTTTCAAGCCTAGCAATCCTATTTTCCATACGCACACCATAATAGCTAATACCAGCAACAAAACATAATATTTGAAATAACCACTTAATATTAAGAT